TTGTTTTATTATTCTAATCCCAAGCAAAGCAATGGGGGTGCATAGCAAAGCCGGAAGGTAAAACCAAAACCAACGCCAGCCGAGGACAATGAAAAGTCCTGCCATTGCGTAGGGTCGAGACATTTTGCTCCAAAATATAAATATCGGGAACAGGGCTACTGTTAGGCTTGCAAGTAATTTGTGATGTTTTACTACATAGTAAACGGCTGGAATAGTAAGGGTCCCTGATAAAGCGAATAAAAACCTAAACCCGAATTCTGTCTCCGGCATAAGCTTTGTCAAAATTATTGGTAGCCATTCCTGTGTAGGAAACGATCCGGTAACCCACAGAGCAAATAAAGCCTCGTCTACAAACAACGGTCTTAATCCAAGCTGATCAAACCGGAAATAGCCAGCAACTAAAGTAATTAGTAAAAGACTAATGTACTTTATGTTTTCGTGTTGCTGTTTTATTCGCTTCTTCAAGGTCTTTCTCTATCCTTTTTTTATTTAATTCATACCAGAGTATCAATGCCAAGATATAACAAACTACAAATACTATTGCTCCAATCATTATAATTGCTCCTGATATGGTTTTAATATCTTTTGAAGTTGAGTTGCCAGACGTGTCATTTTATCCAGCAATTCCATCCTCATTTGGTTAACATCTTCTGAATACTCAACCATAGGCTTCGCTAGAGAGTCAGTTATTTCAATAATTTCTTTCATTTTATCCTCTGCGACACCAAAGATGATTGGTTCTGTCTTTTTATTGCTCATAGCTCTCCTTTAGATGCGATCTAAGGCACTTTCTTAATCAAGACAAGGTTAGATATGGCTTATTTCAGATCGTGCCTTAAACCTGATTTATGCTGCTTTTGATACTCTCTTTGACTTCCATTCATTGAATGTTTCATAGGGAATTACTTCCTTGGTTTCATTATCCCTACGGATCTTCGGAGTTAAACCAGCGACAACACTAACAGCCGTACATCTGCAGTTTATATCATCAACGGTATTGGTCAATCCCGGAGCCTCGACCTTGATAACGTTTCCATCCATAGTTGTGAATTCAAACATCTCGTCAATCCCTACGCGAACACCGTCCATATCACCATGGTTACTTCTTGTTTTCCCATCAAGCGTTGAAACCCACATCTTTTCCATACTTATTCCAGCCTGGCTTAAACGCAGACTTGCTTTTTCCATTCCCAACAGCCTGCCTGCCATTTGTGACCTGTGTGTTTCCGTCCATACAATTCGTTTTGCTTGATAAAAAGCATTGTCCATCCTTTCCCGGACCGCAACAGCAATAGCGGAATATCCCTTACCTTCGATTAAACCGGATATTATTTCATTGATAACAAACTTATATGTGTTTTGAACGTTATCTTTTACTGAATCCGGCCACTTGATGAAAGCCATTGGATTTATAACGGCTGATTTTAGCTGGTTCGGGGACAGGAATGCAAAGGCTAGTTTTGTCTGCAATGTTCTTTCGAAAGCGAAACCGGAGTATAGGTAAGACTGTTCATAGCTCTCTTTTATAGCTCCGGTTATTGTCCGCCTTACATTCACACCTAGCTTTGATAGTTCCGTTATTATTTCCTTCTCTAAGCCAGCAAGTCTATTATAAATGAGTAAGTCTTCATAGGTTACATCCGGACCGTATCTTTCGAAGATTGAGGCTATTTTTAACCTTATCCTGTCAAGTGCGGTCTTATAAGCCTTTACAAGGTCTTTCTCAAAACCTTTTATAAGCTTTTCGTCAAGTCTGTCTCCAAGTCCATACAGCCTGAAAAGCTCCCTATCAATCTTCGTCATTTTCAGGTTCCTCTACTTTTTGGAACATCTGGTCAATGTTAGCTTGTTTTTCTTCCTCAAAGAAAGCTGTTTCTTCTTCCGGGTCTTCAATGAATGGCAATAATGAGTAAATAGTTTCTATTGGCAGTTTACCCCAGTACTTGGTTAAAACATCACCGTAATAAACCAGATCGACAGGAAGATTCCTTGTAAACTGATAACTTAAAGCTAAATACATATCCCTTGGAGCTTTCCTAGACTTATCCCAAGCCGTGCAAAGAAGTTTATACATTTCCATATTTGCTGAACGGAACTTCTTTTCCTTTATTGTAGCATCATTCTCAAGTGCTAAAAGCTTCCATTTCCTTGATTCTCCCGTCTGCCCTGATCCGGAGAAGTTCTCATCGCTCATATCTACACGCTTTGAAAACTTGTAAATGTTCTCGTTCAATGTCTTTTTCTGGTTTTGAACGAAGGTATCATTGATTGTTTTCGTTAAATAGCTTATATCAAAGTCCTTATCGTCTGATCCGAAAGCTCCGGTTTCCTTTGCTTTAACCAGCGTTGCAACATCAGGCATAACGCCCTTAAATATCATATAAGCGTTACGGAAATCTTCTATTTCGTTCTGAGAATCACTTAATACCCGGTCAAAAGCGTCTATAAGATCTCCAACCTTTTCAAAGTCTCCCTTTTCAATGTTGTTGTTCTTGTATTTTATCACAGGAATACCATCAAATCCGTGTTTCTGTGAAGGCTTCACTGCTTCGGGATCGACAATATAAGAGCCGGAGTTCAAAGCATTTTCCCTGTAATAATACACGTTCTCTTTGTCGTACCATTCAACGTAATAGACTGACTTTTTGTTATCAGGATTCCCGGCTTCGAATACGTCTACTAAATAATAGATCATCGCGTATTGAGGCTCTTCAATAGTCTGAGAATTAATTATAATTGCTTCCCAGGGCTTAACATTCATTACTCTGATTCCCCCGGTTTCATCTATGTAAAGAAGCCTTGTGCCGTAACCGCAATTTGCAGCATAAAAGCCTGTTTCATAGTCGAGATCGTCAATTTTATTCTCTATCTTGAAATCAGAAAGAGTTTTAATGACTTTTTCATTTTCATCGTAAGGTTTCCCGATAAGAATATCTATTGACTTACCAAAGACATAAGCAAGAGCCTGATCTATTATTATACCTCTGTAATCGTTAGGCAGTTTATTGTTTGCTTTATGTGACGAGTCCCCTGTCCTGATCGGTCTTTTTCTAATCTCGGTTTCACCGTTATACTCGTCAAACATAAATCTCATTTTGTCTGCACGTTCTTTGTGATCCTTTATTAAATCTGTGAATATTCTGCTCATATTTTGAAGGTTGCCGTAATCAAGCAAAGCTTCAATTTCTTTAGTTGTGTACATTTTTATTCCTCATAATCTTGTTACTGCTTCTAATTTAATTCGATCAAAGATTGATTCTGCAAGACCTACAGTAGCGTCCGCAGCATCATCCCGTTTCTGTGAAAGTATTACATAGTTGGTAAGAGCCTTAAAGTATCTGTCATAATCAGATCCCGGAATTCTGTTTTTTCTGAACTTAAAGAACTTGCGTATTTGTCCGCCCTTCATAATCATTCTCGTATCTTTAGCCGTGGTATTTGCTATCTCCTTAACCTGACAGCGTGATTTACCACGAAGCATCTCTCTAATTGCCCGGGCAAAGCTTCTCCCACCTGCATTGCTTTCAATGGTGTGAATTGAAGACCCCGTTTCTATGATCATTTGAGCTACGCGAGGTTCTGAATATTCGATCGGCTCTAAAGTGTAAACAACGTCTGTGATGTAAACGAATTCACCCTTAAGCCTCCCTGTTACAGAAGCAAGCCAGTCCCCGCCTTTATCTGCGGTATCTGTATAACCGATTATCCCTTCCCAGCTATCGTTTAATGAATTTTCATATTTGTTGTATTCTTCATCATCAAAAAATTGTAATTCGGACTGAGGAAATGCCAATCCCTTTATATCTATTGGCTGTTGCATATACAAAGCATCCCAAACAAACGAATCCGATCTCATACGGATATCATGGTACTGCTCTGTTGTTTTAATCTCTTCACAGAAGCTTTTGTCTTCTTGATCAAGAGCAGGGATTATTATCTCAACTATCCGGTCCTTATAAATTTCTGGATTTTCTAAAAACAAATCAAAGCTTATTGCACCGTACAAATCCTTTATTCTTCCTATCGGATCACGTTTTGACCATCGCGTGGCTATGTCAATTTCAGGGCAATCTTTTTCAAGCCTCGTTAAATGTACTGAGTCACGCCATTGCCAAACCTTTTCTAACTGTAATTCCGATAAAGCAACTCCCATATTTTTAATCGGATCATCTAGGATTGCAACCAGATTACAACCCTTGCCAGTCAAAGAACCCTGGACGCCTGCACAGAAATAACTTGATTGCTTTGCCTGTTCTAAAGCCCAATCGTCAAGTGCTTTTTTATCTCTTTTCAAGTATACGCCCGGGAAAACTCTTTGAAACTTTGGACTGTTAACTATCTGTCTGATATCGTAAGAGAATTTCAGAGCCAGTTCTCCAGAATAGGAATTCCTCATTACTGAGCCTGTCGGATCACGTCCCAAAAGCCAACTACAAAATAGACTCGTTATATAGCTTTTGCCACCTCTTGGAGGTAATGAAAGCAATACTTTTTTTATCATTCCTTCCGCTACGTATTGATAAACCCCGGCAATAAGCTGTAAGTGTTCCTTACCCGGCGTAAAGAAATCTTCATCCATATACTTACAGTATTCATAGAAATCATCAACTATATCGCGTCTCCGGATCTCCCAAAGCACGTTATAAAGCTTTAATAATTCTATCCTGTCAGTCGGCATCTTTGCGTTTTTCAAGTAATAGCTTGATTTCATTTTGTAATTCATCATCGCTTAATTGCTGTAATCTTTGATGCTCTGGCGTTGTAAGCTCAATTTGCCGTTTATCAACATATCCTCTTGACTTTCCTTTCGTTAATAAATAAAATTTTATTAAATCACGATCCGGTCTGGTTTCCCAGCCTGTGAATTCACGTACCCCATCTTTCGTTTTATATTTAGGCACTCCCCGGATAAGGAGCATTTGCTGGCTTTCAACGAAGTCAAGTAACTGTTCCTCGACCTCTTTAATTGCCTCGGCAAAATCCTTGTGCTCCGCTAACCATCCATAAAACGTCTGCCTTGATTTGATTCCAGCTTTTTTACAGCTTTCTGATACATTGCCAAGGTTTGCTTTATAAATTTCAATAAAATTCTGCTGTTTATCCGTCATTCTTTACGTTTAAGCCTGTTAATATATCTTTTCTCGCTACGGCATATTCATAAGCACAATTAGGACACATCAGCATTATCTTCTCATTTTCGCTTTGTTTTACGGCTTCTTCGAATCTTTTGTCAAGTTCTTCTTGCTTTTCTCTGATGTCTTCTGTTGTAACGGTATCGAAATTACTCCCGGCAGTAATATTAACCATTTCACTAAGGTTTACTTCCG